GTCTTTCGTAGAACCTTGCCACACAAACTCTTTGTTGGTCGGCTTGATAAGTATTATCTTCTTCTCGACAGTTGTCCGTTGCTGGAACTCATCGTAACTAAGTAACTTCTCTCCGTATAACTGTGGACGAGTGTAATAGGGGTACATCTCATCCTGACCTATCTTATCGATGTTCTTAATGATTGATTCCCTACCAGGCAGTAACATCGTTGCCTCTGCCTTAGTGATATACTTTCGCAACATACCATAGTGACAATCATCCAAGTCTCTGCGTGTGAAGGTAGGGTCGAGAAGAAACTGATTATACCCAAACCGCTCTGCCTTCGTATCGAAGTTGCGATTGTTATAGACATTGATTAGATTGATGCCCTGCTTCAGGCATCCTTCGAATGCTTCAGATTCAACATAGTAGCTGTTACTGTGTTGCATACTCCATGTGTTCAAGGCAGTGAACTGTTCGGCTGTTTGTTCATCACCGCCTTCAACGGCATCGTAACGTATCGACTTGATGTTCCTTCGTTGGTAACCGCTTATCCACTTCACCAGTCTGCGTATTAATGGGAAACCCATAACATCACGCTTCTCCTTCTTGAAGCGAATACGGTCATCCGATGTCCACGAGTCACCGAGGTACACCTTTAAATCATTCTTGACTTGCATCTGCCAAGCACCGAAGCCAGCGTTGGCTTGGTCGTATGCTTCTTTGTATTCTGCTACTCTGTCACGTTCTGTTGCCATTACGAATACTCCGCTTTAAGTTGTCTCCACCTCTCCCTGCTTGCCGCTTGGCTACCAACGCCACGCTTGACAGCTTTTGATAGATACCTGAATGCATCAGCACCGTGCGATGCCCAGTCATGTGTTGGCTTCTTCGCATAGATGTCATGCTTCTCTTTGTACTCCGCATGATAGTTCTCAAGGCAGTCGATACCTTGTCGGCACTTAGTCTGGTCGAACCAACATTTGTGGAATATACCTCGTGTCCGTTCGATACCGTCATCGACATCCTTCTCACGCTGAAGGGTGTAGAACTTAAGACCAAGACCTGCGCTAGTCTCTAACAATGTCTCGCCTGTTGCTAACGATCCCTTCTTGATGTCGTGTGGTGCGTAGTGTGTACCGTACATGTAACCACGGGTATCAAGAACTTCTTTGTAGTGTCGCATCGGCTCGCCATGGTTCTCATAATAGTCGATGAGATGTATCTCTTTGCCACACAACTGGAAGTACCATATCGCTGTACTGTCACCGTAACCAAGATCCCATGCAGTGTGTACCAATGCGTTGGGGTCGCAAGAGACATCGCATATCTGTCCTTGCTCCCAGAGTCTGCCGAGGATGCGACCATAGTATGCGCCCTCTACGCCAAGGTTATAAGAGCAATAGTATTCCTGTTGGACCATCTCCTCACTCATCCCTGAACCACGGTCTTCGTCTATCGCTTCTTGGCTGATGGCACCAGTGTCATCAGCCTTCAACATTTCATAGAACCATCGCTTATTCCCTTGTGCCATCCTGTCCATGCGGTAGGCGTGGTTCTTCCCTCGTGGAGTAAAGTTGAAAATCGCCCATCCTTCATTCTCGGCTAAGATTGGTCTGACTAAATCCCACCACCTAGGGTCTTGTTTGGAGAACTCACTGAACACACAGCCGATTGGGTTTGTACCTACCGACTCAACTCTGTCGCTACCAATGATTTGGAATAGTGAACCGTTAATTGCTTTGATGGTCATGTCGTTGTCAAGCTTCTTCGCAATCAGTTCCTTCGGGAAATGGTCGAGTACTTTGAATCCATCCTTGTCAATACCGTTCCATAAAATCTTTCGTCCATCTGCCCCCGTTGGGAAGTAATAGTGATACACACCAACACGTTCAAACATCGCAGGGATTATTTCCTGGGCGAAGCAGGTCTTGTCCTTACCAGTACGCCTGTGCCACACGATGACGGCTCGCTTACCTGCTCGCCTATCACCGATGCGCCGAGTGACCTCGTTCTCTGCCACCATGTAATCATGTAACGGCTCTTGGTAGCTTCTCGCTTCGAACTTATATGGTAAATCTATATCCATTTTATTTCGTTATGTTAACTCTGATGTCACCCTTCAGGTTAGTTTGGTCGGAGTAACCATGCTTACCCAACAACAGCTTGGAAATAGCACTGTTCCATGTACCATCAGCACCGCCATTCAGTGCGGATCTCTCTTGGAAACTCTGTAATTCGTGTAATATATGCAAAAACTCTGTGAATCGGGGATAGTCTTTCTCGTCTAAGTCTTCTGGTTTCAACGCCTTCCACCCCATCAAGGTCCTCTTTGTGACCCCCAACTCCATCGACAGCGCACAAAGGCTAGGCACAAAATCAGGACAGTCATCAATATAATCTCGTGCAGTCTTTATCATCCCTGCATTATATTTTGTCGGTCTGCCACCTGCGTGTGTCATACAATACCTTTCAAATAAAAAAGGGGAACGGGCTAAGACTTTATTCCTTAGTAATTTGTTTCTTTACCCGTTCCATATTTGCGAGGCATTATAACACAAACAGCTTTTAATTGCAAGAAAATTATTTACCACCACTCCTTAAACTCAAAAGTTTTCGCATCAATCTTTTCCAGTGCATCTTCTTTTGTCGGTGCTTCGATGTCGAGGCAGATAGTATGTTTCGAGTTTCGTATCTTAACAACAGCGATATGCAGTGGGTGTGTTTTCCTATACTCAACCATCCCCCAATTCACCTTGGACACAGTAGACACAGTAACTAGTGGGGTAACCTCTTTATATATTTTTTCTTTTTTCTTCTTCTTACCTCTATTATTTCTAAGCACTTGACTTAAGAAGTTACTATGATTACTATGTATCATAGTTAAAAAACCCCCCTCTCGCATATTTAAATAAACATTCGAGGACACGGTACATTACTATGTCCTGCCCCATTTTATTATGTTTTAGCCACATATACTATGTCTCCCTCTAAATATTTTCACTCATATTCCAGAAGTCGTTCTCTAAAATCGTCTGACCTTGCGGCTTGATGCCATAGTAACTCATAACTTTTTTCCCATTTATGCATGGTCGGCCCTTCTTAATCGGTAGTACCTGGTTGATTACTCGTCCGAAATGTACGTTGTTCATCGGCTTAAAACCATTGTCTTCACACCACTTTTGGTATCGTTGATGCAGCCATCCGCAGGGCAGTCCCACCTCTTCGGTTGGGTCGGGTTCGAGGTTTTCTAAACAGAACATTCTTGCAGAACTTGACTCATCCCTGAACTTTTCAAGTGCTTTTGTTGCGGCAAATGACTCGAGGAAACCATTGTTTTTGATTAACATTTCTGCCCCTTCTATCATCCAGTTAAGCACAGCGGCCAAGATTTTCTTTTCTTTGAGCCTCGTTCCAAGGTTAGGATCCTGCTGTTCACCTGTGAATTTTGCCTTGAATGGCACGAGAATCATGCGCCTCCACACCCCATCGGTGACATCTTTTATGCGTGGCAGTTCATTGGTTGCGAACATTAATTTGGCAGTAGGATAGTCGAAGAAGGTGTTCTGATACTTCTGTTCCCACAATATCCTGTCCCCTGCCACATACTCCTTCAGGACACTCTCAGCGTTCCTCTCAAGGACACCAGAGGACTCGTTGGACATATTGACAAGCTTACCATGGGTTCCGAACAGGGCGTACGAGTTATCGAACTTGGACAGTGGCACATTGGATACATTCTGAGAACCTAACGCAGACGATATGGTGTCAAAGAACACTCCTTTCCCGTTTGCCCCGTCACCAACGCACAGGAGGAATTTCTGGTACTTCAGGGATGGTAGTAAGAGATACCCGCCCCACATTTGGAGCAGGTTCATCAGTTCGATATCTGACTGCGTAATCTCAAGTAGGAAGGTACCCCACTCCTCACTGAACGCATCCCTAATGTAGTCATAGTCGAGGTAGTTGTGGGTGTAGAACGCCGCTGTGATGGCGTGTGTAGTGTGTGGTCGTTTCGAGATATCAATGAGTATGTTCTTAGCCGCCACGATGTAGCGGGCGTTGAGCGTACCATCTAGTGAGCATGGTGCTTTATGCTTTGGCGAGATATGTACATCGCACATTGACGCTAGTGCCTCTAGTACATCAGTGACAT